ACGATTTACGATTCTCTCCATTTGGACAATCGACTGTCTCGCTCCGTTCAAGCCTACCTTGACCCCACCCCACGCCGCCGCTGCTGGCAGCACGATAGCGATCCACGGCAGAAGCTCGACCACGCTACTCTCCATTCTGCCACGGAGGGTCCAGTACCTCTGTCGTTGGATTCTTCTCTTCGGCAATCCTAGCGCGAAGCCCAGCCTTGATCGTGTCCACATCGAGTCCGGCTTCACACCAGCCCTGGACAATCGCCTCAGTCAAATCTGCGAATGCGACGAAGGGGTCACCCTCTGTGTAAGTCACCTCCAAATATCCACCAGCACTTGCAGAGTAACCGCTCTCTCTGGCATTGAGCCGCCAAGCGACATCGAATACGACATCTGTCTGGCCCTCATGGCTCTTGTAGCAGTCCAGCGCACCGAACTCCCAATCGTAGGTCATTCTATTACCCCGTAGATATCTTTAGATCATTACCACTGCGCCAAAGCTGACCCGCTACGCCGGGGTCACTGACCGCAAGTGCCGTCATCAAGATCGACGCATTGTTCATCGTCGTAGCTTTGTTGAGGGCGATAAGCGTCGAAGTAAGCACTATCACGTTACCAGTTGAGACATGGAATCTCATGTCAGTCCAAGTACCGGCAGAATTATCGCCAAATTCAAGCGATCCGGTCCCGGTAACGTGATTCTCGGTCATCACCAGTAGGTCGCCTGAGTTGGCCTGGTTGCGAGACTTGACGCCGAAATTCTTCGCCAATCGTAACTGTCCAGCGGAGGCAGCGTTGTCTACAATGCTGAGGAAGCTCTCGGCGTAGATGCCACGCGCTCTACCCGCCGTATCCCCGCCGAAATCGTATGAACCGTCTGCTACGCTTCGGAAGTTCCCAGCATCGTCGATCTTCCAGCGATCCGTGCCATTTGTGGCGAATGACATCGTATCGGCGGCTGACTCATACAGGAACGTGTTGCTGCCGCCATCTAGGTACAGCTTCTTGGTTGCCGCCAGGGATACATGGTCACCAAACGACACAGCCCCTGTCCCCGTATGGATCGCGTAGTTGGTGCCACCAGCCGTCTGGCTCTCGATCTTCAACCCGTACAAGTTGGTGATCGTAGAACCAGAGCCTTGCGTGGCGTTCAGTACATTGATGCCGTACATATTGGCTTGCGTGAACGAGGCGTTGTCGGTGCCCGTGTTTATTCTCAGGCCCCAACCTGTAGTGGTCGCATCAGATGTGAAGGTGGGGTTGAGGTTGATGCCATACTGGTTGACGCCTGCCATGTCGTTCGATGTGATGTTAAGTGCGACTGCGGCGTTGGTCGCAGCGCCGATAGCCGCCAACCCGGCGGTGAGTGCGAGATTGCCCGTCGAGGTGATGTTGCCAACAGCGAGCGAAGTCAGGGTGCCGACTGAGGTGATGTTGGCCTGGGCTGCTGTAGACAGAGTACCGACTAGGGCCGTAGCTGCCGTGATTGTCCCGCCATCAATGCTAGAACTGCCAACGTCGATGTTGCCGAATCCTGATGAAATGCTACCAGCCCCCAACGCGCCGACTGAGGTAATCTGTGTCTGTGCGGCATCTACGTTAAGCGTAGGCACGGGACCAGTTAAGTTCGTCCCTGACAACCCGGTGCCAGCAGTTATGGCAGTGATATCGCCCGTCGTAGGTGCGGCCCAACTCAGGGTGCCGCTTCCGTCCGAAGCCGTCAGTACGTCATTAGCTGAAGGCACAGCCGCTGGCATTGTGAGCGTGTAGCTGGTTGTGGCTCCAGCAGCCTGGAACGCCACATACTGACCACCCGTTGTGTCCTGTAAACGAAGGTCACCTTGGGCCTGGACATCTACCTGTGTGAACGTGCCAGCCGCAGCAGTACCGGCACCGACAGGCGAGTTATCGACCGAACCACCGGAAATCGTAAGGGCATCTGAGACATAAGCGTTGGCAACAGCAGTGCCTTGCCATGTACCCGTCCCTATCGTACCAACCGAAGTGATCTGGGTTTGTGCAGCGTCCACCGCCAGCACACCAGAACTAGCTGTTAGGCCCGTGCCGTCTATCGCGGCGATCAGGTCTGCAATCGATTCTTTTTTAGTGCTGCTATCGTCAGCGTCGAGGATAGCAATAGAATCGTTGGCGACATTGACCGCAGCGGCTGACAGATCATTCAAATTCACCGCGAGCGTGACAGCGGGACCACCCCCGTTTGTAACCGTCATCCCACCATTCGTAGCGTCTGCTACGGAGGTGATATCACCGACTTCGGGCGTAGTCCAAGCAAGCACACCCGCAGCACCAGCGGCTGACAATACCTGACCATCTGAACCGACTGCTCCTGGCATAGTCAGTGTGTACTGAGTGACTGCCGCAGGGGCTTGAATCTTGACCGTGTCGGTTCCAGCGCCCGTTTCTTGAAGACCAATGCTATTGAACTTGATGTCGGACATAGTGACATCGGTGCCACTGATGCTGAACAGGGCGTCGATGATGTCTACGACATTGGTGTTGATCGTCGCACCCCAGGTGTCCGTAGACCCACCAACGGTGGGCTTCGTCATCCCAAGATTCGTAGTCGGATTAGCCATTTTTTATCCTAGCACCCTGGCTCTCATGCGAAGCGAGGAGCCGGTATGGAGTTCGCGCTCTCCCTGTAGGCGCAACGCCATCAGGGCTTTGTCTAGGCGGCTAGTCCACATCGGCATACGCTCGTCGTTTTTGAGATATGGCTCCGCTTCTACAAGTGTACCAAACAGGTATATATCTGGATGTGCGGTTAGCAACCAATTTGTGGTCGCAGAATCCGTTAAGGCGGGGATTCTTGTGTAGTAAACGATGGACGATGTATACGTTGCATCGGGTGAGGGCACTACTTCCAACTGGTTGCTGGAGCCGCCGATCACGGTGAAGTAATACGGCTTGCCTGTCGCACTCATTGAGATTCTGCGCTCCGATATCTCTTCGGGGGTCAGGTACTCCAGTACGATGACAGGCGTGAGATCGACCACAATCCTGACGATCTCCAACGTATCGGTGGGCAATGTGGTATAGCGACCAGCTATGGAAAACGAGTCGTTTTTAGTGACCATATCCGGCTGGCGAATCACGCGGTTGAAGTTCGCTTCCGCGAGTTCGATGAATTCTGGGATACGCGCCGTCAGATCAGTGCGGTCGAGCCAGTTAGCGGTCGCCGTCTGTAGCTGCGCGTAGGTCGTGATCGCCACCTAAAGCCTCCCCGGCCTCGTTCTGAAAACCCGATTATCGGAATCGTTCAGCCACTTACGGATCACCCGCTGGTCCTTGAAGTTGTTCGATATCTTCGCGAGTTGGTGATAGATGATCATCGGAACAGACGCGACCCTGTGAACGTCACCCTTCCAGGGCGCACGTTCGTCAACGGGATTGAAGGCACCCTTTGTACCCTCAATCACCGCAGCAACGTCTTGCTGGGTTTCTAGCCCGACATCACCCGTGATTTCATCGAAATGATACCACTGCGTGATACCTGTGGCAGAATCGTAATCCAGTACCCGTTTCATGGATATTATGGTGCCTACTAGGGGGGCGGGGGCCGAAGCCCCCACCCCGCCAGCAGAACTACGCCGAAGTGATTCCGGCGACTACACCGTGGGCCTTCTCGTTATTCACTTGAAGTCCCCACTCTTGGAGTATCATCCGCTTATCAGCGTCACCCGTCTTCGCCAATGTCTCGATGGTGTAAGGCCGCAGGGTCGCGATCTTCACCTCGTCTGGGTCGATCAAGAACGCCCAGTTGTTCATCAGCGAACCAACACCAGCGTCAATCACTGATGTGAAGAAACGGTTCGGCACAACGGACAGATTACCGAAGTCGCTGACATAGATGTCTGCGGCCCCAATGATCACTGACGGCTCCGCGCCGTCCACGTTGTAGCGGCTAGACGCTATGCCACTGAAGGCTGACACTTGCGTCTTGTTGAAGGGACCAACCATCAGCATCGACGGCTCGCCACCACTAGCGTAGCATTCCTGCATCGTGGTCTTGAGCATCGCTTCCGTAAACGCCGTGGGCGTTCCGAAAGACTTCCACACCTCTGACGCACCTGTCGGAACCGAGCCAGAGTAGCTAGGCGCGGTCACGTTCGTGGAAGTCTCGTTGGTCTTCAGCCAGCATGGGAACCCGGCGGTAACTCTTGCTGTGTTGGTAGCGCCAACAACGGCACCAACGCCATTCAGCAAGCAAGCCGTTTCGATGTTACGCTTCAGTTCCTTGGCTGCCTTCGCGGACTGATAGCCGATTTCAGACGCACGACCAGCCTTGTCCACACGCTGCTCAGTGCCTGAGATGATGAAGTCCACCATGTTGATCTGGCAATAATTGCCCAGACGAACGGTTGGTGTAACTGCCGTGAATGACGATAGATCCGCGCCCTCAATTACGGGCGTTGCGCTATTCGTAGCGAGCGAATCAGTCTGCCACTCGAAATAGGTGTTGTCTGCGTCCCTGCTACCAATGTTGCTCTGGAAAGGCGTTGTCGTTGGGCTGATATCAGAGATTAAATCACTGAGATCCTCCCTAATGCCTTTCGCTTGGTAGGTTTCGAACGTATTAGCGACTACTGCCATGATTCTAAGTCTCCTTGTTATTCCGCCAAAATGTCAGCGAACAGGGCCGCAGCGTCATCAACCTTTCCTGTGTCTTTCAGCTTGGCCCTCTTTGCTTTCACCTGACGGGAGCGTGTCCGGCGAGAAGTAGTTTTATTTCCGCCTTTCGCGCTGCCGATTTTGGATTTGGCTTCAGCAACCTTGTCACCGTTGGTGAGTTCGTTATAGCGCATAGCATCGCGTAACACGACTAATGCCCTATGATCGTAAAGCGTGTTGAGTTCGTTGTCGCTGTACCCAACCGCCTTACCGAACTCGACCAGCTTTCGCTGTTCTTCGGCTTGCAGGTCACCGTTAGCCCACTCGGGAATTTTCTCCAATACCAGACCCTGCTCAACCGTCAGGCGCTCTTCCAGCTTCTTCTGGTTTTCACCAGCAACAAACTGCTGCATTCGTGCCTGTTCGGCTTGCACCGCCTGTATCTCACCATTTCGCTGTCGCTCTAATTCCTTGAGCTTCAGCCACTGGACCGGATTCTCTCGTTCAAGAGCATCCCAATCCATATTTGGCGGCTTGTTGGCGGCTTGCATCTGTTCATGGAGTTGGTTCAGTACCCCTTGGTATTGCTGGTACGTTTGCCTGAGAGCTTGCCGTTCCGGGCCCAATTCTCGCGACCGTGTCTCAAGATCGTCCCGTTCCTTCACAAGCTCCTGCTGTCTCTGCGTGTATGTCGCCTTGCGCTGGTATCCGCTAATGAGTTCGTCAAGCGGAACCTCTGATGTTTCGCCATCAATAGTGACAGCATACAGAGGTGCATCGCTATCCGATAATTCATCCGGTTCGACAGCATCCGGCTCATCCACTACTGAGTCATCGGCTAACTCAGCATTCTGCTGCTCTACATCCGAAGAATCGTTTGAGGGTAGCTCTTCCTGAGAAGAATCCTCTTCCGGTAGCTCTTCGGTCCCGGTGAGCATCTGACCAAAAGTGTTCTCAATCTCGCTCATGGAGCGTGGGCCAGCTTCTTTTGTACCGGCTTCGCTCATTGTTTCCGCCCTCTGTCGGGTTTCTTGCGTGATTGATCCATTGTCCAGTCAGCTACCAATGTTCGCAACTCACGCAGTATTTCGTCAATAGCACGACTCTGGTGGTACAGGCTCTCTCGCGCATCGGCCTCACCGAAATCGGTCAGGTTCCACTGGGCGAGGATGCTTTCTCTGGTCGTGTGGATAACCTCCACAAATACCTCGTCCTCAAGGATTCCCTTGGCGCGGCGTCCTTTCTGCTCGTTGGTCAGTCCCACTATAGCTCTTCCTTGAGACTCGCCTTGATGAGTTCAAGGTCAACGTCATCCTCAAATTTCGATTCTGCCTGGAATTCCCTGATCGCCAGATCGCCAGCAATTCTAGCACTTTCGCGCTCATCCAACTGCTGCTGTTTCATCGCATCAAGCTGGATCTTCTGCTGGTCGATAGAGGTACGCGCTTCGATGTCTGCCATCTGCGCCTGTGCGAGCAACTCTTCCGGTGTCGGTTTCGGCGGCTCTGGCGGCGGCGGCTCATAGTCGAGCGGGATCGGCTTGAAGAATTGGTTGGAATCGGGATAGCCACTAATCTCAAGCATCTTGGACAGCGCATTCCTGATCTGGCCCAACCCGACCAGCGGGTTGTTCGGCCCCAACTTCTCCATCGCTTCCTGCTGGCGCACCACGACCTGATTCAACACAGCCAGCCGTTCGTCGGTCGTACCGATACCCAACCCGACATTCACGCTGCAATCCATAGTCGAATCCCAGACACGCGGATCAATGGGCACCCATTCGTCGCGCAACCGAACGATTCGCTCCTGATCCTGATGCGTGATGACGAGCTTGAGTACGCCCTTGAACATTCTCTTGAAGCTGTCGGCAAACAGTCGCGCCATCATCTCCAGATGTTGTTCGGCACCCTTAATCGTCGCAGTCACGGCAACCCTGGTAGTCGATTGCAGCACATCGGGGTCCAGCCCCTGTGATGCGGCAGTCTGGCCGGTGCGAGATTCTTTCATGCTGTCGAGATACTGGATCATCGGGAAAGCGTCTTTGCCCAAGAACGGCACATCCAACTGCTGCACCATATTGGGCTGGCGCATTCTGATGATGCTGCCGACTTCGGGATTCAGCACATCGTCTATGTTGACCATCCCCTCGACCACGCCCGTCCTTGGATACAGCGCAAACGAGAGCGAGTCGAGCATCCCACGCAGCACCGCGCTTTTAACGCGCTGGATGTCTTTCGTCAGGTCAGCGATATCGCTACCGAAGAAAACGTGAGGTTCGGGGTCGCAACTGAACATCGCGAACGGAACCGAATCCGCTGGCTCGTTGTTCACGACCTCGTAGTTGTCACCAATCGTGCAAATACGCCTTAGTTCGGCTATCCCGTCACCGTCATAGTCGATGTGGCACCACGCCTCGACGTACAGAACGCGCCTACGTTCGGCAGCCGACACGGGACCAGGCATCTCGGTATTGGAGTAACGGGCCGTGTATTCGTCACTATCAACGAACGCAAACTCGTCGGACAGGTGATCGTCGAGTAAATCGCGATCATATCCTAGCGCGACTAAGTCCGATACGGTCGCCATCGTGCGGTGGCCTACTACCTGTGCATCGTCTAGCGAGGTAGCAGCCGCATCCACAAAGAATTCTTCGGGTGGCATCGTTTCGATCTTGACCTGATTGCGCTCTCGTTTGCGCTTGATCTCGACATCGTAGATTTGCGGGGTTGGCTGGCCCTGCGC